AAAAAGGCCCTAAAAATTTAGGGCCTTTTATTTTACCGTACTTGAGTATACTTGAGTACGCTAGTACCACCACCATACACTAATACTCCAACCATTTTCAATCATGTACCTGGCCCTATGTAGCCACTTCCACCCTGTACTATCTTTTGTCAGAGAAAATTCCTTCCAGGTCTTATCTGATGTATTACAAACGGCAATATTTTCTATTATTGTACTATGATATTCGCCCATTATGTACTTTTTTAAATCATATTCCAAATCAAATAGATTTTCGGAAGTCAAGGGTATCTCTATGGTATTTGGTTCACTTTCCCCTCTTTCAACAATTGGGTCTGCAAGGTACTTAATGAAATCAAGAAGAACGTAATTATCCTTCCATACACCAACAGTTTTCTGTTTGTGGCCATCTTTACTTGCCAGTATTCTAATGTCTAGTCCCATTATTTTGCCTCCTCTGGATTAAGTGCTTTGTGCACATCTACGTTGATTTGTGGAAGGTTTTCGACCCAGTACTTCTCAAATATTTCGCCTAGTAAATGACCTGGCTGTTTGCCCTGGGCCTTGGCGTGAATATGAAAAGCATTCCACTTTGTTTCTATGCTAGGTGCATAGATTCTGATTGATTTACTGTTGTTGATTCTTGCTTTGACTACCATGTTATGCTGTCCTTTTTGTTACGGTTTTTTGTTGTTCTAGTTCACTGGCTACCTGGTTTGCAATGTACCTTTCAGTAACCTTGGAACCTAGGGTATGACCCAGGGCTCTTTGTACCTGGTCCAGTGACCAACCTTGGTTGATTAAATGGGTGGCAAGGCTATGCCTAAATGAGTACTGGCTTAGATTCTCGCCTGGGTTTTGCTCAATTCCTAGCTTACGACATACCGCCAGGAACTGCTGATTTGCACTGTTCTGTTTCTTGCGACTTTCGCCAGTGTCCAACTGCCAAAGGTCATCGCCTAACTGCAGTAATGCATCACTAATAACAATCGCTGAGACCTTACCAGTCTTGGCCCTGTTAGTTACAATGCAAGGTAGCTTATTTTCGCCACCATACTGCAAATCTTTCTTTGTTGATAGTTTCCTAGCATCAACAGGAGAAAGGGCCGTATCAAGCATAATAGACCACAATATCCTACAGTACTGGTTTGGTGCATTGTCCACGATTGACTCAGCTTGTTCCCTGGATAATACCTGGTACGGTATCCTGGTGTCACTGGCTGACTTTAGCTTGGCCTTACGCTTGTAATAATTATCCTTTAAGATACCCTCATTTTCTAACCAGGTATACAAGGGATTGAGATAGTTATTACGCTTGGTGACTGTTTCATTGCTATGCAGTTTGTACTGGTCCGCATAGAATGCATTGATGTCAGTGGATGTAAGCTTTGCCAGGTCAATGGTACAACTAGATGCGACTTGCTTATCTTTGACAATCCAGTCATCTTCTTTACCAAAGTACAACACGAAATGTTTCATGTTGTGTAGGTCCCTTAACCAGGTACGAGAGCGATTCTGTTCATGGCGTACCCAGGTATCGAATACGTCCCTTAAAAGCACCGATACAGGCTTTTCTTCCTGGACCTGGGTGTTGACTGGCTCTAGGCCATGCTTGAGGTTAAAGACCTTGTTTACAGCCTGGGCATGACGTTCCCTAATTTGGGTCTTGTTGTTATAAAGAGTATCGCCAAGCTTAATGTATTTTCTAAGGCCATTAATCCTGTAGCGATAGTAGAATGTTACCTGGCCTTTTAGGACCCTGGTAACTACGCCTGGTAATTTGATTTTAAACATTACCCTTCTCCCCAAGGGTTAACATCCCTTTCCTCATAATACTCCTCGATTTTCTTTTCCCATTTACTAATTTCTTTTTCTGGGTTTAAAATCAATTTGTATATCTCTTCGCAGAAATCACGTTGGTCCAGATAGCAGTTGTCTAAATCAATTTCAAAGTATTCAATGATTTGTTGTAGGGTTATGACCTTTTCAGTTAAATCGATGGTGAACCAATCTAATTCATTTGATGTATCTACTTCTAAACGACCAGTATCTTCATTCCACTTGAGACCGTATACAGCTACACTATAAGTATCTTTATTAAAAAAGTGCCCATCTTCAAGTTCACCAAATACGTTAACCTCAAATGTCTCTGTTCCACTCCACCAGTCACCATCTGTTACCCATTCATCAAAGTATCTTTCCAGATGTTTGATTAATTTTTTTCTAGTATATTTATTTTTCATGGTTTTGCTGTCCTTTTGTTTAGTTTGATGATTCGATTTGATATTCTACTTGCCCAAGATGATTGACTATTCCTTCACATTCTTGGTATTGTATGATGTCTCTATAACCCACTTTGGTATAGATAACATCATTTAATGATTCTTCATTGTATCCATTGATGTTGGTTATTAGTTGGAGTTCTTCTTCTGATGCAATCCCTAATTCAATAATTGCATCCCATATTTTATTTAATTTGTCCATGTTTCGCTGTCCTTTTTATTTTGGTTAAGACTAGGTCTTGCGACCTAGTTTCGGATATTAAATCCTCGTCAGTTAACCTATTCCTCTTCGAGGGAACGACCATATTCCTTATCTTCATATTCCCAAGGTTTTGTAGTTATGACTATTCCCCTCTCAACCTCTTTAGACCACTTAATATCGGTTATAATGGGCCAATCTCCGAATTTACTTGTTCTTGCATCCTCGACATCGTAATCAACTAGCCTTGGCTCGCCTAGATAATCCCATATTGCATAATTACTATACAATGAGCCGTTGTAGTCTTGTTCTCTGACTTGGCCGTCTACAATGTATACACCTCTGAAAGTGTATACACCTTGATTAAGTCCTAATAGGCTGAAGTTATCAACTGATTGTTTGATGAACTTTTGTAGTTTTTGAAATGCTTTCATGTTTCGCTGTCCTTTTGTTTAGTTAATTAATACTAGAGTGTAGCACTGCTACAGTATACAAAGCAAGTAAAATAGTATTTTAATAGTATTATGGGGTTTGATGCTACTCATAACTTATATAACGTCGAGCCAATAACAGGGTCTAAACAGGCATGAAAACAAACAAAGGACAGTTTAAAAAGGGCGTATCTGGTAACCCACTGGGACGGCCTAAGACAAGTGTAAAAGACCTGGTACGGCTACATCCTCAGAGGAATGACCTGGTACAAAAGCTATTTGATGTAGCTATGAATGACCAAGATAAACGCCAGGTATCAGCCTGGAGAATCCTACTCCCCAAGATGGTGCCAGATTTAAAAGCTATGCAAATGGAAGTGGAACAAAAGAGTATTAATGGTGTGATTGTGTTGCCTGAGAAAGTAGCCCTGGACCCCCAATTAGTTAGTACCAACGGACAGAGTGCGAGCGAAACTTTTCTGCCAGGCCAGGATGAGTCTGGTCCTGGGCAAGGGGTGACAGATGGGTTACAGATGGACACTCCACCCTCGGAGAGGACACGCTTAGAGAGCGAGTCTGCCCTGGATGAGGAAGAGTGAGGTTTGCAATTATAATGTGTCGCAAACCATTAATTTATTGCGAGGGGGGCATACCTCTCGTCGGGTCCCATCTGCTGCCAATACTATTGGGACTCCTAGACAGGATATGAAAAAAGTTTTTGATAGGGCTGCACTGCCAAAAGGGACAGTAATACTCGAACCGCCAGAGATGGATAAATGCATCGTGGGACTCCGTGATAAAAAATTAGTCTATTCATATATGAAATTAATAGACTATTTCTCAATAGATGAAGGTATGCCACTGGATGAGATTGATGAATGGATTGGTTACAACATTGAGGGCTTAAACGTGGTAACAATTGATTATCCATTTAAAGATGTTTGACTACTGCCCAAAAATTGACAAAATATGCACATTTGCTACCAAACAGAAGAACGGCACAAGGTGTGGAATAGCTACTGGTGTAGATACTTGGGTTAGTCACCTACCAAAATGTTGGAAGAAAATGACTAAGTACGAACAAAACAAGCTTAAAAAAGGTACATACTGGGGGTAAAAAATGCATATAACAGAACCACAAGCCAGGGCCATATATGAGCTATACAGGACAGTAAACGATAAAAATGAATACATATTAAGCTTGGTTTCTACTGGTAATATAGAAGAAGCGGAGTGCCTCGCAAGGGCTATGGATAACATAGCCAATATATTAAAAGAAGATGATTATACACCAACTCATTTTACCTGGCGTAAAAAAGTAAAAGAGAGAAGTCAGTTACACAACTGGGTTAAAAATATATAATGCAAACTCACTGGTCACCACATCCTAGACAAGCATTTGCACTGTCACGCCAAGAATTTGAAATTGCCTTTGGTGGCTCTAGGGGGGGTGGAAAATCAAGCTGTTTAATGGCATGGATGGTAGACCCTGAATATATAAATAACCCAGAATTTCGTGGTTTGATTATTCGTAGGAACTATGACGATTTAAGAGATTATATCGACAGAGCGACCCAAATGTATAAATATTTGGATGTAGAAGTAGTTGGTAACCCTGCAGAATTTAGATTTCCAACTGGTGCCATTATAAGAACTGGTCACCTAATGGATAAACAAGCATACCAGAAATACCAGGGCCACGAATACCAAAAAATGGGTATTGAAGAAGCAACATTAATTGGAGATGAAGAAGATTACTTAAAGTTAATTAGTAGCTGTAGAAGCACTATAGGTTTAACCCCACAAATATTTCTTACCTGTAACCCTGGTGGTCCAGGACATAACTGGTTTAAGAAGCGTTTTGTAGACAACCCTAGAGAAAAAACCTATTACGACCCAGTAACAAACAGGACCAGGATATTTATTCCTAGTAAGATACATGATAACCCTACCCTTATGGAAGAGGACCCAGGATATATGGAAATGTTAAAGGGTCTGCCAGATGAATTACGACGAGCCTGGCTTGATGGTGACTGGGATGTCTATTACGGTCAGTACTTTAGTTCCTGGAGGTATGATATTCATGTATGCGAACCATTTAGAATTCCCAGTAGCTGGTACAGATACAGGGGAATAGACTATGGATATAAGGCACCCTTTGCAGTGTCTTGGTTAGCTGTAAGTCCTCAGAAAGATGTATATATGTACCGTGACTACTATGTTAGCGAATTAGAATTATCTGGCCACATAGATGCAATTAACGCACTATCAGAAGGTGAGGATTACCAGGCAACTCTTGGGGACCCTAGTATGTGGATAAGAAATCCCCAAAATATGAATCGCTCAGACGGTGTTGCTGGCAGTCATATGGCCATAGCAGATATCCTTAGAAAAAATGGAATAAATGCAATAAAAGCTAATAATAACAGGTTAAGTGGTTGGAACCTACTCAGAGAGTATTTAAAGTGGGATGATGAAAATCCTCCAAAATTTCATGTGTTTAAAACGTGTCACAAGTTTATTGAAACAATTCCAATGTTGGTACATGACGTTAGGAGGCCAGAAGATTTGGACACAAAAGGCCCAGACCATTTAGCAGATTCAACTCGTTATGCATTATTTCATATTGGAAACCCACAACAAGAAGAGGCAAAACCTTGGATAATGAAACTGATGCAAAGGTTCGAGGCAAACAAGACAGACGTTCCAGGACTAAGAGGTTAATTGAAAAGTTTAATATAAAAGATGGGTGCTGGGAATTGATTGAAATAGATGAAATTGATTTTATTGAAGATGGATGGAAAGAAATAAACGGTCAGATGAAAAGGGCTTATTTGTCAATTATTATTACTCAAAATGAAATAATTAGAAATGGATACAATCCGAGGACGATGAATTAATGGCAAAATCATATCAACCTGTTGGTAAGGAATTAGAATTAGTAAAACGCATCAAGGCTATGGTGGATATGTCCAAAAAGGCAAGAAGGAAAACATCAGAAGTTTGGCGTGAATCTGAGAAGTTATACATGGGTGAACACTGGTCAGGAATGAATATGCCAGAATACAAAAATCAATTGACATTGGACATGATTGCCAATGTCATTGACACCCAAATACCTATTATGTCTAGTAAGCCACCTAAGATTGATGTGATACCAGTAGGGTCGGATGATGAGTCTAGGTTTATGGCAAATACACTACAGGCACAGCTAGATGATTTGTGGTATATGCGTGATATGGCCACCCTGGTTCCTGAATGGCTTACTGATTATTTAGTATATGGAACTGGTGTAGTTAAGGTAAACTGGAATATGCACGATGATTTACCAGATTGTGATATTGTGGACCCTTTTTCTTTTTATGTAAATCCTAGTGCTACAAAGCTAGAAAATGCACAATATGTAATTCATATGGCACCAAGACCTATGTATGAAATCCAAAAATTATTTCCTGAAAAGGGCAAGTTTGTCAAGCCTATGGGGAAATTATCTGAATATGAAGCATTAAAAATTACTGATGTAAAACAAGGGGACAGAGGACTGGTTCAAGTAACTGATACGCAAGGGCAAGAAACTAATTATTATGAAGGCGAATCTGAGGCCATGCAAAACTTGGAAGACCGTGCCCTCCTGATAGAAGTCTGGATGAGAGATGGTAGCATTGAGTATACCAACGAAGAAGACAAGGTTGGCAAACTAAAGTATCCAGGAGGGCTACGAAAGGTCTGTATGGCAAACGATGTCATATTATACGATGGGCCTAGTAAGTATCAGTTTCTTGACCAAATGAATCGTTGTCCATACCCATTTCCATTTGTCGTAATGAAAAATGGCGGTTCAGCACACTCATTTTGGGGAAAACCAGAACCAAAAAGGTTGAAAAGTATTAATCTTGCATTGGACCGTATTGCATCACAAGTAATGGATAATATACATCTTATGGCAAATCCAATGTGGTTAGTTGATGAAACTGCAGACGTACAGGACCAGATAAACAATAAACCTGGTAGTATTATACGAAAAAGAGGTCCAGGCTCTGTTAGTATGCAACAACCTTCAAGTATGCCTGGTTATGTGTTCAACTTTTATCAATTAATGGTAGATATGTTTGAAACGGTATCTGGTGTAACAAAGGCTACGCAGGAGCCTAACGTAACATCTGGTATACAAGCCCAGGTGTATAGAAGTGCAGCAACTAATAAAATAGATTTTAAAGCACGCCAGCTTGATGCAGCAATGCAAGTTCTCGGACAGATGTGGATAGCCATGATTAAAAACATGGGTGAGAAAATGCACATCCTAGAAACTAAAACACCTACTGGTGAAACTGCCGAATTAAGGTATGTAGGAATGGAATTTAATGAAGTCGATACTATGGTTCGTGCCAGGGTTGGGTCTATGATGCCAGATAACAGGGCCTACATCGAAGAAAAAATACTATCCCTGGTCCAGGCAGGGTTAATACAGGACCCAGAATATATCCTGGAAAATATGCAGCTACCTGGGGTAGAAAGACTGATTAGTCAAATGAGACAAGCAAGGGAACAACAGCAAGTTGGTCCAGAACAATTTGAAGGAATGTCTGAAGATGAGATATTCCAACAATTACAACAGAATCCGCAAATGATGCAACAGATGCAGGGAGTTGAAGAATAATGCCTGGACAATACACAAAATCATTAAAGAAAAAATTATTAAAGAAACCTGACTCTTTTAAACCGAAAATGATAATGGTTAGTAAATCATATAAAGCTGAACCTGACACACGATTTAATTATAAAAAAATGCAATTTAAAAAGAAAAAAAAGGAAAAACTGTTAAAAGAAAATATGCCCGATAAGAAACCAGTAAGTACTCAAGCAAGAGGTGATAGCCATAGAATATCAGAAACTTCTAGAGGAAAGAGAGATTTGAAAAAAGCACATCAGTCGAAAAAGAAAAAGATTATAATTGCTAAGAGTAAAGAGAAAGGACTTCACAGGAAATCAATAAAATTTAGGTTTAAATAGAATGAGTCAAGCTTGGACCAGGAAAGAAGGCCAGTCTAAAAGTGGTGGTCTAAATGCAAAGGGTAGGGCTAGTTACAATAGGGCTACAGGAGGCAGCCTAAAAGCCCCAGTAACGAAGAAAAACCCCAAAGGTAAGGCAAAGGCTCGTAGAAAAAGTTTTTGTGCTAGAATGTGCGGAATGAAGAAACGATTAACTGGTGCAAAAACCAAGAACGACCCAAACAGTCGTATAAACAAAGCACTAAGAAAGTGGAGGTGTAAGTGTGGCTAAGAAAAAAGGTCTATGGGATAATATTCATGCTAAAAGGGCAAGGATAAAAGCTGGTAGTGGTGAACGTATGCGGAAGCCAGGTGAAAAAGGTGCACCTACTGCAAAAGCCTTAAAAGAATCACAAACCAGTAAAGAAAATGCATATAAAAAAGCATTAAAGAAAAAGAAGAAGAAAAATGCATAATAAAGAAAAATATACAGAGATGCTTAAAAAGCATCGAAAGCATCATACACCCAAACATATGAAACTTATGAAAATTCTTATTAATAGGGGTATGACCTTTGACAAAGCACATAAGACTGCGATGAAACAGGTTGGTAAATAATTATGGGATACGGTAGTAAGTCAAAAGCATATAGCAAGGCTTTGAAAAACAAGAAAAAGAAGAAAAAGGTATCCAGTAAAACAAAATCAAAAAAATATTAAAATACTTCTTTATGTGGTTTGATACTAACCACAACTTTAAAAATATTTTAACAACACAGGAGACTATTAAATGTCAGATGAAGTACTCACCAGTTATTCTGGTGTCACACTTTCTCAAGATGAGGCTAATGCCCTTATGGGTGTTGAGTCGAATCAACCTGTAGAGCAAAATCAAGAGGGTGTAGAAGTTCAGCCCCAGGAATCTGAAGTCTTAGAGAAGGACCAATCAATTCCTGAAAGTGAGCCAACAACAGAGACAACCGAATTAGAAGTTCTTGAGTTTGATGGTCAGCAGTACGACATGGAACAAATTCAAGAGGCTCTTGAAGCGTACAAAAACAAAACAGATTGGCAAAAGACGAATACGGAGAAGTCACAGGCTATATCGGAAGAGCGTAAAGCATTTGATGCTGAACGTAAAGCTTGGGGCGATTTAAGAAGTGACGAAGATGCCATGAGTGCTTTAAGAGATGTATTGGATGAGGACCATCCGATATTTTCTAATGAGGTTGAATCAGCGGAAGAAGAACCAAACCAGGACACGAAGGAATCTAATAGAATCCAGGAGTTGGAGGAGAGGTTAAACGAGTTAATTCAGGTAAAAGAACAGGAGACACTTGACATGGAAGCCGATATGCAAGTGAATTCCGACCTGGCAAGTCTCAAACAAAGTCATCCAGAACTAGAGGACCAGGAATTGATGGACGAAGTAATTACTACTGCCATCGAAAAAGGCTTTACTGGCCTTAACGGTTTAGAGGATGCTTTTGTTTTAACCTATCATACAGCAGCTGAAGACAGTGCTTTTAAAACCGCAGTAAATCGAGCGAGAAGTGCAAAAGCTATGAAGAGTATACCTGAAGCAGAAGGTAGCGTAAAAGGCCAACATACTGAGCCAATTACAAAAGCCGAGAATTACAGGGATGCTAGGCAAGATGCACTTAAAAACTACAACTTCTACGAATAGTAGATAAGGCAGTAAAAAAGGAATAAAAAATGGCACTTAATTATGACAGCTTAACAGCTGTAACTCGTGACAAGTTCATTCCTGTTCTCGTAGACAACATATTTAACAGTAACATTCTTACTTTTAAGATGTTACAAAACTCTGAACCAACAGCTTCTGGTAACAAAGTTCTTCAGCCTCTAGAATATGCTAAGAGCGGTTCCAAAGGCTTTTACAGTGGTTATGATGTATTAGATACAACTCCACAAGAGTTATTTACTGATGCTTCATTCGATTGGGTTCAGTGTCACGCTTCTATTACATATAGTGGTCGTGAAGAGTCGTTAAATAGTGGTGCTGAGAGAGTTATTGATTTGATTTCTGCAAAAGTAAAAAATGCTGAGAAATCATTGAAGGACCTTTTCGGTAGCCAGTTGTACTCCGACAACAGTGGAAGTTCTGTGTCAACCCCTGCAGATGCACAAGTAAATGGATTTGTAGGACTTCAACACATCATTGCAGCAGACCGCACATTGGGCGGTATTGACTCTACCACATATACATGGTGGGATGGCAATGTGGCAGCGTTTGGTTCAAATGTATATGGAACAGTTGCAGCTTCTTCTGGGGCTAATTCAATTGGCCGTGAAATCAGAGAGATGTATGGAAAATGTTCTATTGACAATGACAAGCCAGACCTCATCGTTACAACTCAAATAATCTTCGATGCTTATGAAGAATCATTAGCTGCACAAAAGCGTTTTGGTGCATCAAGTGAATCTTTAGCAGATAGCGGATTTAACAATTTGCTATATAGGGGTACACCTATCGTCGTGGACGACCATTGCCCTGCAGGACATATGTATTTCTTGAATACAAAATATCTGAGATTCAGACATCATGCTTCAAGAAACTTTGCCTTCCAGGGATTCAATAAACCTGTTAACCAAGATGCTTCCGTAGCACATATCCTTTGGTTAGGTGCTTTAACCTGTTCAAATCCAAGAATGCTTGGAAAGTTGACAGGCGGACCTGAAGCTTATTAATAGGGGGATTGGAACATGAGTTGGAAACCACAAGAAAGTTATATTGTTGCACAAGGCATTGAGGAATTATCAAGCTCTGCAAAGTTGCCAATGGGTACAATTGTGAAAGCATCACATCCTAGTTTAGGAATGGGTGAGTTCATGTACGCTAAAGGTGTTGCATCAACCGCTGTTGGTAGTGTTGTCACTATTGATGAAGAAGGTGTGACTGCACTTGCAGGTTCAGATGGTAAAGGTCGCATCGGTTGTGCTATGGCAGCGAATGTTGCTAATAATTACGGCTGGTATCAGATTGGTGGTAAAGGTGTTGCAAAAGTCGCAACAGGTTTTGCTGATAATGGCGTTTGCTACCTTACAGGAACTGATGGTACAGTAGATGATGCAGCAGTTGATGGTGACTTGGTACATGGTATGATGGGTCGGTCTGCAATT